TACAGGATGTGGAAATTAAGAGGATCGTGGAGGCAATGACTATGGTGCCTCCACCACCCAAGGAAGAGAAACGAAAAATTCCCTGGTTGATCATAGTTTTAGTTTTAATTGCAGCTTTCGTCGCCTGGAAGTTTTGGTCTAAGCAGTGACGGCGTACACTGGGTTGGCTGGCTCATTGATCTTCACGTTGAATGCAAGAGCCTTGATGGCGAGGTACACGACGATGGCGAGCAGGGTGGTGAACAGCGCGCTCAGGACGTAGTACTGACCGCCATTCTTGCTGACCTGGACCACCTGGGAGATGATGAAGCGAACAACGTCCATCCACGCGATGGCGCTGGCGAAGGAGAAACCCGCCACGATGGAGTTCAAGGACTGAGACTCGAGCTGGAGGGCGACACTTGAGAGGAGACCTGGCATTTACTATTTAATGCGAAAAAAAATATCATCAGGGTCCCAAGGGACTATTACTTCGTCGGTCTCCTGTTCATCTAGAGAATTCGTAGGATCCCAGGGTTGAACGTCCGTCTCAGATTCATAGTCCTCTTCCTGGACTATGAAAGAATATTTCACCTTGGGTTCCATCTCATCCTCGGACTCTGGGTCCATCTAATTTTCACGCTGTTTGTCTACTGCGGATTTCAACGCAGTCTCAGCGGGACCCACGGGTTCCCATGAATCCCACGTGTCTGCACACTCATTCATCTTGGTCGCCATTTCATCCGTTCCCTCGTACCTGGTCCACTGAGGGTCTTCCTGGTCCGAGTCACTCTGTGACTCCTCGTCCTCGTCCTCTTCCTCGTCCCACACTTCGGGATACAAAGGTCCGATCTGTTTGCCTGTAACGTTCCTGGCTGCGTACATGAGACCGAGTTGCATATCCTCTGACAAAACAACGTCACGACCACACGCCTTGGCATAATGGGCTGCAAGGATGGTTGCCGATTCCATGACTGGGACGAAAATATCAAAAGCCGTCTGCTGGATACTCTCCTCCATTTTTGAATTTTAAACCAAAATTAGTTTTAAGTGTGGGACTACTTAGAAGTTTCTGAATTTTTTCCATATATGGATAGCTTGCGTATAGCATCTGGTACCACGGCTTGTTTTTCTGTCGCGCTTCAGATATGGAAAAACTGGAGGACGAAATCATCAAAGGATATTAGTCATGGATTGATAGTACTTGCTTATATCTCCACATCACTCGGTATAGCTTATGGAGTTTGTTTAGATAAATCGGCTATATATGGTTCAAATGTTTCTCTATTAGGAACTTATATCATTTTACACTGTATTAAGTTTTACAATGATTACAGAATAGTAGATGATTCAGTGGAAGTTTGAGAACATCATTTTCACACTCGAATTGCTTACATACATAAAGTTGTAATTTACTGCATATATTCTAATATACCTGTTTGCGGTACTTGGGTTTAATGTAAACTGAAAAATCTGGTTCTTTATTTGGGACATGTTTACAGCCCCTGTAGGTTGTTCTGTATACTCGGGGTCGAGACTAAAAGAGTACATGTAAAATATCCGACTTGGAAGACGTGTGTGATATTCGAGAGGTTGAATAACTCGAAGAAAAATGGGAGAGCCCACCACCTTGTCTATACGCTCCGTCGTGTTAAAATCAAGTACAAGCTGACTCAGTTGCTCATATGTCGTTCCGTTTGCCGTATAGCTGTTATTTGTCGTATAATCGTACCCAATAGCCGAATCATTTTGAAAAACAAAGAAAAACTCTTTGACAGGATTCAGAAATTCTCCAAGACATTGAATCTGATTACTTTGAAGCTGACTTGTTAAAAGCGGTGCAAAAAACTCTTCACGTTGAACTTGTTCTATAAGATATGTTTGTGGTCTGGATTTTATATACGAAATTTCCTGATCAGAAATGTACGTATATTCCGTATCGAGGTATGCATAAAATGAGGATGTAATGTTAACTGGTGGGTAAGTGAATTGAGATGAAGGGTTCCAAACAATCCGAAAGGTGACATCCTCCTTAAATGCACACAAGGGAAGACCTTTTTCAAAGATGGAAAATCTAAGAGGAATCATATAACTCGATGCAATTGGTATAGGCTGAATAAGGTTTTTACCCAAAAGACCTTTGAGAGCCCCTTGTTTTCCCGATGAAACAGTTAAATCGAATTTCATTTCAATATATTCACCATACAAGCGCTCAATAAGTTCAGAACCTATATAAAGTTCGACATATTGAATCATAAGTGTCCCGACAGAATCCAAAACTTGTACTCCTGGTGGAAGTGATGGTGGAAAAATTTTAAGATACATGTTTGTAATAAGATCTCCTGCACGGGGAAGCATGACAGCCTTTTCTGAACCAAATATGACTGTATTGTCACCGGGAAACTGAATTCTGATAACTCGAGACGCAAAAAGTGTCTGACCGACGTATTTTTCGACGAAATACGTGACTTCAGGATCTGAACTCAAGTAAATGTCCTCTTGTCCAAGAAAGGACAAACTGGCTCGACCGGCCATCTCTAGTAAATTCAAAGGATTTATTTTTGGGCTGAAAACTTACTTAAATATCATTAGAGTTGAACATGAGACCTGCAAGTCCATTCTTTACCCTAAGAATGTTGTAGTTTATTCCTATTACTCGAAACTGTTTTGTACTATTGTAAGCATTTGTATTGAGTTGTATGAAGACATTTCGAATACGGCTAAAGTTTATTTGACCGTACGGCTTTGGTGTATTTGCCTGGTTTGCAAATGCATACATGTAAAATAGTCTCGTAGGGTAACTCGGGTATTTATTGAATGGTTCGATTGAGTTGAGATACAGATTATCCGTCACATCTGTTGTAAATGCCTCGTACCCATTGAATGTCATTCCGAGACTGTTTAAATCAGAGTAATTGTATGGATAAGGACTGGCATTATCAAGTTCAACAATGAAAAAAAGTTCGCGAATAGGGTTGATAAAGTTCAGTTGTAAAACTGAAGATGTAAATTGAGACGGAAGTTCAAACGTTTCGTATTGACACTGTTGAATTATATAATCAACTTGTGACTTTTTGAACCAGTTAATTTCAGGATCGGCTAAATAGACGTACTCTGTGATGATAGTGGCTGTCAATGGAGTTTTTATACCACTTGTTCTTACGGCTGTCAATTCTTGGAGGTTTCTAAATGTTACGTGAATCTCAACATCTTGACGCCCAAGAGCCGCGAGTGGAATTGCAAGTCCAGGATTTTGATAAAAGTAAAAAGGTAAATTTACGAAATATGTTCTTCCAGGTGGATAAATCTGGGTTGCAGTGTCATATTTCCCTACAAGTAACTTGAGACCTGGCTGGTTTTCATAGGGAACGTACAAGTCATTGTAAATCTCAATAAACTCACCCGTGAGTGTTTGTATCGTTTGTCCACCAATGACGAGATCTGCACGATTTACAAGCCATGTGCCCACAGAATCGTAATAGTTATAACTCACAGTAGGAATCACGTTTGAAGCGACGGGGTACACGGATATGTAAGTATTCGAGTAAAGAGTATTTTGGTTCCCGTCTGTTCCTATTGTTATAGGAACATCGGCATTTGGAGCCGTGACTCGGTAGGGTACATTCACGGTATACTGTGGAAAAAGACCCCTAAAGGTAAATTGATAACTTGAAGTTCCAAAACTTATACTTGTCACGTTATCCGCAGTTGAAAGGACGGCTGTAAGCATATATGTAGCCACATTCGTAAATTGAAGATTTCCCGTTGCATAATTTATATTTATAATGTTCGAATATTGTCCGGTATTTGAAAAGTTATTAAAGTTCAAAGGTCTATTGAGTGTCTGTGTCTGTGTTGTTGGTGTGAGTGTTAGACCGTTGTTTGAAAGCACAGTCTCGTACCCTTGATATGAGCTTGATGATACCTGAGTAACAATAAAGTATGTATTGTTTGTCATTACAAAGTTTGTGGTATTCGAATACACATTTACATAGTACTTTTGAGTTAGAGATGTTACAGTGATTGGTAAAGTAAATGCAAAGGTAGGGTCTCGTCCAACTGTACTTAAACTCGTGTATGAATAATCAGGTGTGGATGCCCCGGCGTGCCATACCGAAATATTAGACAGATACACGGGGGTCACAGACTGTTGAAGATAAATTACACCTGAAATAGTCCATACACCGAGTTGATTGAATGTTATTGACGAATCAGGGTTTAGTGTAACGGTTGAATTTAGAGGTGCACCCCACTGTCCAAGACTGGGAACATTTCCATAAAATGGAACTATGTTACTTCCTGGGGT